GCAACATCGATTCCATTCATTAGACCAGGATGTTTCACACGCATACGCGCAATAATTTTACGCCATGCCTGTTGAGCCTTGTCCTTATTCATGACATCGAGTTCATCAATTAGAGAGTGACCAACCTTAAAACCTACGATCGTTTGCGGTTTCTCCATTGATCTACAAATAACAGTACTGCGGTACTGTCGACCGTAGTACAGATCAACCTCTTTATTCGATTCGTATATTTTTGTCTTCAATCCCCAGTCAAATGCAACTTCATCTATGGTTGGAAAAAAGATATCTCGGATCTGCGGATATGTTGGGGCAAAATAACCTAAAGGTACTTTTGGAAATTCCCAAGACTTATCACAGAGGCTTGAACACCCTACCCAAGTCTTGCCACTACCAAACCCTGCAACAAAGGCACGAAATTTATTCGGAAGTTGTAGAAACCTCGCCTGAGGCACGTTCAGCGTCGGGTTGATATTCGGCATCTTGTTTACTCGCATCTACAACTTGAATGGTGACTTTCACTGGCGTCGGATCATCTGCACCATCTCCATCACCTGTTTTGATTCGTTCAATTTCAAGTTGCTTTAATTGAATATCCAGGAGCTGAATCTCATAACCATGCATCTCATCTTTGAATTGTTTGATCAGCTTGGTTTTTAGAATTCTATTAACCTTTGGATCGTTATATATATTCTGTAATTCCTTGAGACGTACTGCTTTATTTGCTAAAGGGATATCGAAAACATTCGTCCTAAAATCATTTCTAGTTTGATGAAATAGATTCTTTAGTTTTTTGCTTAGATTTTTTCCCGCAAGTTTTGTTGGGTCATAAGCAGCGCACTGCCTTCTATCTATTTCTATCCCGTATTCTTGTTTGACAGCATGTGCAACCTGTTGGGGTGTATCAAAGCAAGCAAGAGACTGAACTATAAAGATTTTTACAGGCTCCCTTAATGTTGCCATAAATACACCTTTGTCAAACTACGTCAAACAAGATAGCCAAAAAAAAGAGCCTCAAGGCTCAGTTAATTAGACATGTTCCGCAGCATTTTGTTATTTCCAACTCTGAAACAAACGGCGGGTTTTGAGCGACTGCGACCATGCGCTTAACGTCCTCACTTGCTCCCCAGCGTTTGACCACTCCTATAAATTCCTCAACGTCATGACCTGCTAAATAATGTTTTGGTAAGCCTGTATGATCGCTGTAGAGTATTTCCCCTTCCTCATCACGCTCTACACCTATATGGTACAGCTCATGCTCAATCAAAGCACAAAATTCACGATCATTCGCACGTTCACAAAAGCTTGCATCTACAGTGATGAGATAAACTGGAACAAACCCAAACCAATCACGCATTTGTTGTTGTTGCCGAGCTTTACGCCATCCGCCCTGGTTAAACATAACCTTTTCACATTGACCTAATACCATTCTCTTTTTAGCAACGGCGGCAGATGACGCCCAAGCGAAAGCTAAGAATGTTTCGTCATCATGAAGTAATTCAGCTATGTGGTCATGGTCGGGATTATGTAATGTACCGCCAAGCGTTAGAAAATTGGTTACTACCCATTCTTTTAGATCCGCTGCAGGTGCCAAGCGAATCGCTTCCTCTTCCTCAGCTTGATCAATCAGGTCTGTTGGTGGAAATGGTCTGATCTGTTCCATTGAAAATATGCCTCTTCAAATTCTTAAGCCACTGACTAGAAAAATTAGCTTCGATCTGTAATGGTCCATCTTCCTGAATTTTATATCTTGGTGCTGACTCTAATCGGATCACGGTGTAACCCATATCGGCAGCAACATCGTAACGTTCCATACTCCAAGCTTTATCTTTTAGGTTACCTTTGCGACCTACCGACCATGGTCCGCCTGAGATCTCAACTAAAATTCTTTGTTCAATAAGATGAAAATCGAATCGCCAATGTTTAGTTGATTCAAATTGGAATAATTTTTCATACTTAATATTCAATACAATCAGCGATTGCTCAAAGTCTTTAAAAGCTTCTAAGTATGCTTCTTTTGCCTTAGGCAATGGTCTTGTTCTTGATTTTGTTTTAACTGACTGTTTTTTAGTTAGGATGGTGTATTGGCTTATATCCATAAAGGCATCTTCATTAAAAAACCTCCCGAAGGAGGTTTTACTTACGTTACCAAGGGCAACTTTCTTTTTCACCATTAGCAACATTTTTATATTTCGGGAAACTACGTTTCCACATTCCAGTTGCCGCCACCAATTCCACTTTAATACTGTTTGAATCTGCAATTTTTGATAAATCTACATCTAATCCATATTTTTTAGTTTTTGGTGACGAACCAAAATAAATAGAATATTTGATATGGTTAATATCTTTGGTTTTATCAAACCCTTGATCAACCCCAACTCGCGCATGATTTAAGTATATTTTTGAATGGTCTAAGTTGTAGTAGCATTTCTTAAAAAATTCATCAAAACTACTCTCAACTGTATCCAACTCCTTATCAACAATGAATTGATATCTAGTATTGCTTTTTTCCTGAAGTTCTTGTGAACTCTTAGGCATACCTACACAAGCTGTCAGAGTAAAAATAAATGAGATAATGATGATTAATTTCATATTTTTAGTTAACTATTGAGATTATTGTTAATAAAACTATCATTGACGATATGTAGTTTTCAACTCCAATTTAATATTCTTCACATACTTATTAATCTGCTTAACCCTCAACTCGCACTGATTCCTAAACTCCCAAGTGGAATTAAGATGATTAAGTGAGTGTAAGCGTGCTTTGTCTTGTCCAAGTAGTTTTAGATTCTTTAGT